TCTGGACCGCCTACTTGATAGCCATAAGTAGAAGGCTGAGAACCTACTAAAATATTTGATGTATCTAGTAAAGAATCTTGAATCAAGTCACTTACCTGTACTTGGGGTTGAGTTGAGATAGATTCTTCTGACTTTTTCGTTTCTGTCTTTCCAGATTCAGGTGTTGGAGTTCCCACTCCAAGCGAGCTAAGTAATGTATATGTATTTATAGCGTCTCCTAAAGAGTTGGTAAAATTTTGTGTTCGCTGTTGGTTTGCTAGGTCACTTACGAAGTTGGTAGACGAAGTTAGGTCCATGTCTAAATTTTTTCTTGCTGTTGTCAAAAATTTACCTGGAAGTAGGTCTGTTGTAAATGTAGCCTTATAAGGACTAACTGATTCTCTTCCTAAATAAGAGCCTGCGCCTCCTCCAATAGCAGAACCTAAAAGCTTTGCACCCGCTGGACCACCTATCGCGTACCCTATAACGGTTCCTAAGAGATTTCCCAACATACCTCTTCTACTTCTTTTAGCAGCATTAGATTGCATTTGTCTTTGAGCCTCTTCTACATCTCTTCTATATTCAGCTCTAGCTTCTTCTAGCTGCCACTTCTCATCTGTTACATCTATACCTAGATTTGCTCTATCTAAGTTTCTTCCTAATTGTTGCTCAGCTTTTAATCTTCCTATTAATTGTGAAAAACTTGCCATTATAATTTACCTTCCGTTAATTCTAAAAAATGTTCTACAGTGCCAGCGCCTTCTGCTGTATTGTAGTGTTCTTTCCAATACTTTGCTAATCCTTCCTTGCCTTCTTCGATAGGTTCTGGTACGCGCCAGTACTTAATTCTACAATGTAAAATACCAGCAGCAATATTAGTACGAAGAATCCAGTCCCAATCATCAATGTTAGCATCAATAAAATAATAAGGGTCAATCCCAAGAATATCAGCAGATGCTTGAAGCAGTTCAGGACGAGCTGATATAAAGTTTCTGCAATTGTCAACGGCTGTGCTAGGTTCAACTTGCCAAAAACTTCTTGCTGGACCTTCTTCCAATTGTTGTATATATTCGTACTTGCTTTCAACAAGACCTGTCGCATATACGATATCCAATGCTTCTTTTTTTGCATACTTATCTCCCAATTGAACGCATACATCTTCAATTAATAATTTTATTTGATTGCTATTTACGCTCACATTATCTCCTGTTAAAGTTATTGTTGCTATTATAAGCAAAATTTGTATAAACTTCATCTATACAAAGTACTAAAATATTCTTATTTCTGTCAAGTTTTATCACGGTATTAACATCTTTTCTGTAAGTCAATCTTAACAATGGTAAAGTATCTGTTTTTTGATGTGCTATTCATAATATTTATGGTTTAATTAAAATTTGTCCAGAAGTAGATGACTGCTCTGTTTCTCCAGTTGCTACCGAAGAGTCTCCAGAACTTGGCATTGAAAAGTATGTGTTTTTTCCTTTAGCAACTCTTACTCCGTCTTTAAAAACTTTGATTGCATCTTTCTGAGGTTTTTTTACATCAGAGTTTTTAGCAAATGTCCTTAATTCTTTTTGTTCTGCTGGTCCTTTTTGTTGAACAAACTCTAGTTCAAACATTTTACCAAATTCTTTTCTAATAACTTTAAGTCTACCATTATGATACTGTATAACTTCTTCTCCGTTCTTCATTTCGCTCTTGCCAATAGCTCCGCGCTTTACTTGCTTGTTAGTTCCCGCTATTCTTCTTCCCTTAGTCAATGACATTATCTTTGTCCTTTCGCTCTTAGTATAACCGATAAATCTTGCAACTCAAAGCTAGCGTTAGCAGTTCCGTCTATCTGTATCTGCAGAGACTTTCCATCTCTGTTAGATGATAATAATATAAACTCTTCTGTCGATAAAGACGAGGAGTCCATAACATTTTCAAGTCCGCTTGTTATAAATTCATCGCTAGGAGATGCTCCGTTTCTTCCTGTTTTAATATTAGCAGTGTTACCATTATTGATATAAGTAGCATATATAGAGTAAAATCTTTTGTCCACAGAAGGTAATTTAAAATCTATTTCTTTTGTTTTTATATCTATAGTCTGCGCTGCAGGAGTAGGGTCGTATCTTTTAAATGTACCGCTATCTGCCAAACAAACTAGTTCTTCTCCATACACTACAAAGTTAGTAATTTTATCTCCTTCTAAAACGTGAGTATGATTAATATTAACAATAGACTTTGTTTGTATGTCATATAAATATCCTACAGGAGTTGTGTCGTCAGTATTTCCAACAACTAAAATTTGATTCTTTTTAGGAATAAAACCGACAATTGTTTTTGTAGCTTCTATGTTTGCTTGCCAAGTTGTGTCATCTATAGTGCTAGATAGTTTTTGTATTTGCTCTGAATAGCTAAACATTCCGTGCTCATTTACCCAAACTAATCCTAAATCTGACTTACATACCGCTCCAGGAGATTGTACTCCTCTATTTTCTAATTCTGCCTCTACATACCAACCAGCATCAGAACCTGAAGCTATATTGATAACAAATAGTTTATCTTTTTTATAAACAAATAACTTATCTCTAAACTCTGCTAACTTAACAATCTCGTCTCCATCGTTTGTTCCAATGTCTAAATAAAAACTTTGTGGAAACAGGTCATACTTTCTTACAGGAGTATATTGTATTCTATCTCCCATAACTTTTGTTCTACCTTCAGAATCTACATAGTCTATATTACCAACAAAAGCTCTTTGATTTGCTACAACCGCAGTTTTGTAACCATAAGCTGAGTTACCATTAAATGATATTTCTTTTTCGTCAGAAGAATATCCATTAATAGTAGCATAAGTATCAAGTCCTGGTTGTTTAATAGCATAGGCTCTATTGTCCGCGTTTACATTTTTAGCATCATTAGTAACATCAAAACCGCTACCATCTACAAGAGAGTCAAAGTCGTCTGCTAAAGATATTCTAGAACCTTGTTCAAAATCTATATCTAATAATAAAGTAAACTCATCATCAGGATTATTAATATCTCTTAAGTATATTCTCATTCCTTGTATTTGAGCTAGCTTAATATCTCCGTCTCCTATAGAAACACTAATGTTTGGAAACTGTCCATCTGTCAATGTAATAGTTCCGTCTGCTGATATATTGGTCAATCCTGTAGATATCTTAGATTCTTGATTGCCATAGTATACATAACTAGCGCCAAAAGTATAAGTACTTGCAGGCCATAATCCATCTGTTCCGCTAGGCAATGTCTGTACTAGAAAGTCAGAACTAGGATTTTCTCCGTCCTCTGCTCCACTAGCTGCAGCCACACAATCTTTAGCGTCACTGTCTTCAAAATCTGCATTTACAGGTCCAGCAAATCCAGCATCAATTAATATCATTTCTTCTGAATCTAATCCAGATGCATATCCATTTGCACTCCTTACCAATCTTTGAAAAGCTGAAGTTACAGAAGCATTGCCTAATTCGGAATCTGATATTCTTAATCCGCCATCTGCATAATAAAATACTGGCTTACAATTAGAAACACTACCTAAGTCAGCGCCACGCCAATCCGCTAAAGCGTTTGATGTTGGACCGATATAAACTTCTGCATCTCCATTCACATAAACTAAATGTTCTCCAGTGGTTGTTGTTCCGCTAGCTTCTGGAGAACCGTCTACGTTAATTTTAAATAGTCCATATCCAGGTTGATGATTATCTACATTGCTGGTTATTGAGGTTGACAAATTCTTGAACTCTCCAAGAGGTCTTATTCTTCCAACAGAGCTTACGTCTACGTTAGTAGCTTCAGCGAGAAAGTTGTCGTTAATATCTCTTGCTGCATCTCTATTGTTCAACCCGCCTTCAAATCTATTTATTGGTACTGAAACTTTAGGCACTTCTTTTCACCTTTTCAAAACTACGCATTCCTCCGAGACCGAGCATCCCAAGTAATACAGTTGTTAACGTTCCCATATCAAATGTTGGTAATACTACTTCATTGCCAAAACTATACAAAATAAAAGTAAGTAAAGGTTGTAGTATATAATGATACGCCATAGCAGAAGCACATATCCAGCCTGTAAACGGGCGCCAGCCCGCTACAAACATAGAAGTATGTCCAGCTTCTACTTTATTTACTTCCATTTGAGCTTTATTAATTTCTGTAATTAATTCAGCTTTTTCTTGTTTATCTAAAGTAAACTTGTCTACGTGACCAGCTACCTTATCTATTATACCTGCAACTATATCTAGCTTAGGCATATTCCACACCCGCATTCACATACTATCTGCATTTCCATCTCCTTCTTGCCTGCCTTATTCTAGAATTAGGGTTGTTTCTAGTTTTAGCAGAGCTTCGTTTTAATTGCCCTAAAGACCTAGCGCAATAAGACTTTCTTCTTTTAGCTGCCTTGCTACCTTTCTTTACTTTTCCAGTAACAGCAGTCTTAAGTTTACTACCAGGATTTGCTCTTCTATAAGCTTTAACGCCCTTCTTTGTCATTCCAGCACCTTTTTTAGTAGGTCTGTAATTAGCGCCTTTACCCTTAGTTGTTTTTCTTATTGCTTTTGTTTTCTTTCTTGCCATCTTCTTTAAAAATATCTTTATTTAAACCTTTGTGTCCAAATATTTGTTCCCAACGTTTTTCAAATTCTTTCCTAGATATGTTCATACCTCTAGGTTTGTCTCCTTTTCCAACTCCATTTGGTCCGTTAAACATTATTTAATTTCTTTCTTAATCTTATCAAATACTTCTTTTTCGTCAAATTTCATACTAATGCCAGCTTCATAGCGCATTACCTCTTTGCCTTCTTTTAAAATAATAATAGTAGGGACTATTTTAATATTCCATTCTTTTTGAATTACAGCACCTATTGTTTTATTATTTAAATCTATTTCACCGACATAACAAAGTTCAGCTAGTTTCTCTATCTTTGCTCTGTTCTTATAATTCCAAGCCGCATTAACCTGCACTACTGCGCATTTTTGTATATTTAATGCCTGTATTTGCTGAAAACTATCTAAATTAACTGATTGTGAGTGCAGCCAAGATAGCGATGAGCAAAGCATTAATACCAAGTATGATATAAATTTGTTGTTCATTTGTAAACCTCATTATTTGTTATTCATGTCCAGTAAAGTTTCTTGAATCATTCTTGTATCATCTTTTACCGAGTCTACTTTGTCTTCAAGCTTATCTACTTTTTCTTCTGTGTTTAATATTGAATCACGAATCATTTGGTCTTTTAAATCATATTCCATACGTGATACCTCTGGTTCTGGCAGTTCTTTAGCAAGCTCTATTTCTGCTTGCAATGAATACCACATACCGACTACCAAAGCTATAGTTACTGCAATACTAGCTGCAGTTTCTAGGCTTAATGTGAATTTGCTGTCTTTACTTACTTCTGTTGCCACGTTCCTACTCTCCTTCTTCCTCTATATATACCAGCTTCTCGCCAGTAAGTTGTTCTACTAATCTTGCTAATTTCATCATATCGACATTAACTTTTTTTAATTTACCTTCAGGCGTACTCTTTGTTGAGTGGTATGCAAAAGCCATATCTTCCGATGCTCCATCAGGTATTAATTCAAAATTGTGTGGGGAAATTGTTGTGGTGTTTCCTGCGTCATCTAATACTTTTAACTCTCCACTATCGCAGAATAAAAATGCGTTTTCAGCAGAAGCAGAAGGATTAGCTGTGTTATCAAAT